TTCCGGAAGGAAAACCACAAGATGTAGTGCATGGGCTTTTGCTTTGTGACTTGTCAGAGGTCCAGGAAAAATATCCGATACCGGTTGCTTTTCATATTTTCTTACACCAGATTTGAGTGTGGAATAACGTAAAATAAGGGCTTTGGATGAATTTCCGGCTCTTATTTTTATATTCCGTAAAAACACATGATATAGTGCATACTGCAAAAAAAATACAAAAGAATTACAATATATAGTAGACAATGCATACCTCATTTGGTATAATGATTCCTGTAGGAAAAATTATGAACGTTAGTATTGGTACGGATTGAAAGGAGTTGTACAAAAAGTGAGGGTAATCAAAAGGGATGGCCGAACCGTAGAATATGACCGAAACAAAATATTGATTGCAATACGGAAGGCAAATGCAGAAGTGGATACGTTTGAAAGGGTTAATGATGACATGATTGATGGCATCGTTGCCGGTATCGAGAATATGAAACGTGATACGATGCAGGTGGAAGATATTCAGGATATCATTGAGCAGAAATTAATGGCGGCAGGAAAGTTTGACCTTGCGAAAAAGTATATTATTTATCGTTATACGAGAGAACTGGTTCGTAAAGCCAATACCACAGACGATTCGATTATGAGTCTTCTCCAGAACAGCAACAAAGATGTTATGGAGGAAAATTCAAATAAAAATGCATATGTGGCAAGTACCCAGCGCGATTTGATTGCCGGAGAGGTGTCAAAAGATTTGACAAAGCGTATTCTTCTTCCGGAGAAAATCACAAAAGCGCATGAAGACGGTGTGCTTCATTTCCACGATATGGATTATTTTATTCAGCCGATTTTTAACTGCTGTTTGATTAATATTGGGGATATGCTTGATAATGGTACAGTGATGAACGGAAAACTGATTGAGAGTCCAAAGAGTTTTCAGGTTGCCTGCACGGTTATGACACAGATTATTTCAGCTGTAGCAAGCAGTCAGTACGGCGGTCAGTCGGTAGACACCAGACACCTTGGCAAATATTTGAGAAAGAGTGCGGACAAGTACCGCAAGCATTATACCGAGCGTTATGCAGGGAAAATTGCGCCGGATGTAATTGAAGAATTTGTTAAAGAACGTGTAAATGACGAACTCCGCTCCGGTGTGCAGACAATTCAGTACCAGATTAATACTTTGATGACAACGAATGGACAGTCTCCATTTGTAACACTGTTTTTAAATTTGGATCCAAAGGATGAATACATCAAGGAAAATGCGATGATTATTGAAGAGATTCTTCGTCAGCGCTTAGAGGGAATTAAAAACGAAAAAGGTGTTTATGACATTATAGGAAAAAATGATTTAGAATTTCCATTAGAAGAAGATCCAAGTAGAATACTGAATAGACCTGTTGTGGTGCTTGATGAGAATTTACTTGGTGTATTATCTGTCAAGATAACAAAGCATAAGGCAAGAAAAGAAGACCCTTATGATACGCCTATTATCTATTGGGAAGAAGCGAGTTTGAGATTGGCTTCAACTGCGAGAGTATCAAAAGTGACGTTGCTTACAAAAGATAGCTTTATATTCAAAATCGGTGATTTGCACAAAGATGATTTGGATAGAATTGAAAACATGTATAGAAAATTTTTAGAAGATAATGGTGCTGTATAAATTATAGCACCATTACTTATTAAAAAGAGAATATTAAAGTGACACGAAACCAAGTTTTCTTTTGAAACAGAAAGGAATTATTTTATGAAATATGCAAATAGATTAACAGATGAAGAATTAAGAGAAGTATATGGCTTATTTATTGATTCAGACGGAAAAATCAATGAATTAAATATTACAAGAGGTGTATTACAAGAGATGAATGTTCTATTGGGCTTGAAGGATATGTAGAGATTCCTGAATTTGAAGAAGAGAGACTAAAAGAGGACTCGAATGCAACTATTATCATTGATGATGATTATGAAATTACAGATTATGATGTCAAAGTGTATCACCATTCAGGTAATTGTACATCAGATTATAGAAAATGGATGTATAACAAATTTGGTGATGAATATGCAAGAGATTACTTATTTAACGACTAAGAAATCTAAGTTTCGACTGGAGGTGTTATATATGTCGGATGTTCGTGAACTATATAAAAGGATCATGAAATATGATTCGAACGCCATTGATGATATTGAAACATTGAGTCAGGCAAAAGAAATTATAAAAACGATTTTAAATAATATAATTGTAGGTCAATATAATCCATTAGACTTTATTTCAATCAATAAATTTATTGTATTAAATGGAGAAGAAAATATTATAGTTGATAAGAAAAATAATGACAATTTTATTGATGATTTGAAAAATGCGGTCAATATAATTGTAGACAATCAAGTAATGCCAGAAGAGGATGTTAAAATTTTAATGAACAAAAAGACACATAATGAATTATCGTTAATATTTAAAACAATGCCATATACTAATATATTGTTTAATTATCAAGTAGATATTGTGGAAAATATAAAAAATGGAGAACTTAAAATAGAATGTTGAAAACCGAGTTTTCTTTGGAGCGGAAAGGATAATTAGAAAATGACAAAACACAAATATAACGTGTATGGAGTTTTTCAGGCAGGAGGATCATTGTTCAGCGGTACTTGTGTATCGGACGATATTGTTAAGGTAATAGAAATGTTTAGAGAAGAGGGATATTCCATATGGAACATTGAAAGAAAAGAACAAGTACGAGCTGATGAACAAATTGGAATACGAAATACAAACATTTTAGGTGGATATTCTGCTGAAGGAAACAATAAAAACAATATATATGGTTTATACAAACAGGTAATGAAGAATAAACCAGATGCGATTGACAAAATAAATACCTTAGATGAAGCAAAGCAAATCTTAAAAATGATTACTGGAAATATATATATTAATGGGAAAATATATGAATCGTTGGACAAAATTTGCAAAAAGCAAGAGGAAATCTAGGTTTGCTATGGAAGGAGAATAGAATGTATGGAGAATGAATATAAAGCAGAAGAAACAGAATTTGGAATAAAAACAAGCCATCCTAGTTATGGTACTTTACGATTTAACAGAGCTTATGGTGGAAAGACACCATTATTCGGAAGTAGCATTGAACATAGTAATGTAATTACAATGGAACTTAGACATGCTGATATTACAAGAAGGTTAAATCGTGACGATATTTTTGGTAACAAGCCTATTGTAGAAGTTGAAATGAGTTATTCACAATTTGCTGAGGCAATTACATCTTTCGGACAAGGAACAGGAATTCCAGTAACAATTCGCTATACTGAAAAAGATGGGAAAATACCTCCGTGTGATTTTGTTAGCAAAAGAGAACAATTCACAGGAGAATTTAAAGAGCATGCTAATAATGCGATGAAAAAGTCAAAGGAGTTAATAAATGAAGTTGTTGAACTGTTTTCTTCAAAAAAGACACTTACAAAGGCAGATAAAGAAAATATTTTAAAAAAGCTCAATATGTTAAATTACGATATTGGAAGCAATATTGGATTTATTGCAGATCAGTTTAATGAACAAATGGACAAAACTGTTATGGAAGCAAAGGGAGAAATTGAGTCCTTTTGCCAGAATAAAATAAATGCTATTGCAAGTGCTGCGTTGGTAGAGCATAGAGACGAGATATTAAAATTGGAAAATCCAGTTGATATTGAATCAGAATAAGGCAAGTAAATTTAATTTTACATGCAAAATAGAGGTGATTATATTGGGTAAATATTTAGATCAATGTGCAAATGATGCGTGGGAAGTTATCAGAGGTAGAAAAAAGATTATAGGAAATAAAATTATTGCTTGTAATCTTACAGATAAAAATATAGAAAGTCAGGAAGAAAATTATGGCTGGCTTGCTCCAAATGGTACATTTTATTCTGTCGAATTTGGAGAAGTATAGGCTATACCGAATTCATATGTTTCATTTTTGCCGGATTTTATCGGACAGATATGTTCATCTTTATGCTTATTATTTTCATCGTTAAAAATTATTGAGATTAAATCTTTATTTTGTTTTAATATGAAATAAAGAACATAATTGGTAACAAATCCGTTTATAAGATGGAAGTTTACCTTATTAAATTCAGAATGCCATATAAAGTCAAATAAATGAAGCTGTTTCTGAAAATTATATAATTGATATAATTTAAGAAATTTAGCTGATTTATAATTTTTATGCTCTTTGGGTAGCCAATCTCGGAAAGTATTAAAAAATTCAACACAATCATAGATATAATTATTCATTTTCGTACCGCGATTACCGCTTTGTAAAAATGGAAAATTAATCATACTCTTTATTGATTTATCTTGCGTAGTAGTGCTTTTTCGATCATCAAGTGTTTTTTCTTTAATACGGCAAGCAAATTCAATACTTGGTCTGTATAGTTCTAATAATTTATCTTTGTAGTTCGTTGAGCTTTTATTATAGCTTTTCGGAGAATATGTATATTTTGAT